GTGGAGGTAATGATGTAGGTTTTTATATAGCCAAAACAAAAGGAGATTTTAAATCTAAATCTAGGGAAAGCATAACAATGAAGATAGACCCTAAAAAGGTTCAAAATATTGATGATAAATCGGAAGAATGGGAAGATAGTGTGATGGGCAAATACGGATTATCCATTGTAACTCAAACGGGTGCGTATGTGAATAAAAAAGATTTAACCGCGTCTAAAATAATGACAAAGACCAAAATTGAAAAAATTGAAGCTTCCGAAGATGGAAATAGTGTAACATTGGGTGGGGTTACTCATACTAAAAGACCGGTACCTGATAAAACGGCTCAAATACAAAAATTTATTAAACAAGGTTCTTCCGAAGCGGAGGCAAATAAAAAGGCTAGAAACGTAATTACCGCAATTAATAGAGGAAACAAAATGATTGACAAACTGGCAAAAAAAGGAAAAATAGAAGTTGTAGATTTTGGACCAACTGATACAGATGAGAATAGAAGAAACACTCTTAAAAATACAGTAGATAAAACTAGAAAGAAGCTATTAAAATCTATAAAAAGATATTCGGGATTATCCGAAGAACAAATTCTAAAAAAATATGCAGACTTATTTAAGAGTATAGATGAAATGGAAAAATCTGCACCCATAAATAATCCGAATTGGGATTCTATGAGTTCGGAAGAAAAGGAAGAAGCATCAAACGAATTTTTGAATAAAACTTTATCTGTATTACAAAATATAAGACGAGATAAAGATATAGCTCCCGGTGGGCCTGATATAGCGGAAGTTTTGGTATTTATGAATGAAGTTGGAAAAGGTAATCAGGCACTTTTACCTTCATCATCAAACTTCCCAACTGTTGATATTATGTCATTCAATGAACAAAAAACTCCACCTGAAAATGCAACGCCTGAAGAATTAGCGGAATTTTATGCAAATGAATACTCTGCAAATAGTATTTCATTTATTGATAGTGATGCTGAAAGTATTAAAGTGGGAAAGGGTGGCTCGAGTGCTGCACCTTCGAAAGTAGATGAAAGTGAATTTAATAACGAAAACACAAATGAAGTATTAAATTCGATGATGTATAAGACCCATAATGCTATTTATGGTGATGCCGATTACCCACCATCAAAAGAAGCAGTTGATGGGGCAGAAGAAGAGTATAAGAAAGCTAGAGCACACGCGATACAATTATTCATATCAAAAGGTAATACACCCGAAGAGGCTGAAAAAATAGTTTCTGAAATGGAAAAAATGACAATTGAGGGCGATGGAAAACGACTATCCGCATATCAACAGGCTAGACAGCAATATCAAAATAGTTTAGGGAAAGAGGAAATGGATGCCGAATTTGATAGAGGAATAAAATTATATGCTAAGACTGGACGTTTACTTGAAATGACGTTTAATGAAGATGTTAAATCAAATAATTTTGGTAATTTTAGATTCGTAGAAAAAGGTAAAGGTAAAACATCTACAATTTCAATGGAAGTATTGGATGGTATAAATGAAAAGTGCTGTATTAAATTCAATCCAAATCCAGGAGAAATGAAAATCAGAGGTAAAGCAGGAGGAAAACGAACCGCGAGTATAAATGTAATGTTTGCAACTTGGATAACACAGTGTAAAAAATAGTATTCAAAAAAACACCTTTAAATTAAAATTTTATACTTATTTAAGATTATATTAAATACGCTATATTAAAATGAATACACAACTATTGTGTCTATTTACAACAAAGGAAGAGTTAGAAAAATCGGTTAGCTTTATATTAGAAAGTTACATACTAACAAATCCAAATGTTTTTATATTAGAAAATAAAACAAAACCCGAAGAGACTTATATTACATTCAATATAGAGAAAGGTATATCTGCCATAGATTCTATTTGGAAAACTATTTTAGTTCATAGAAAAAAACAATCTAATACTATATATACCATTAATGCTCTAAACGAAGTTATAAAATACAAAACGGGTGGACACCTCGATACATCATACATTATCGATTGGGATGAATTCCGAAATTCTATAATCACTACATCAAATCAGGGGTATAAGAAAATTCCAACAAAAGTTTATAAAAATTTAAATATATCTTAAAATAAAAATTTATACGTTTTAATTTGGAAATTCAAAATTAATTTATTACATTTGTTCTAATATAAATAGAAACAATATAATAAACAATTATGTCAGAACCAAAACTCCAAACCGCAATAGAATATTGCGAAGATGCATATCCACAGATGTGCGAAGAATTCAAAAACATTTTACATGAAATGTATGTTATGTTTTGTAAGAAACAAAGAAACTACGGACCGGGTAACATTTCAGTAGGAACTTCGCTTGAAACCAAAGAAGATGTCAAACTATCATTAACCGGATTATGGTTTAGGAAATCGGATAAAATAAATCGATTAAAACAATTAGTTGTACTAGGAGAATCGGATGAGGTAGGTGAATCGGTAGAAGATACATATCAAGACCTCGCAATCTACTCAATCATCTCACAGTTAGTGCTTAAAAATAAATGGGCAAAATAATTTGGAATTTTCAAAAAATAGTTGTATATTTGTAACACCAAAATAAAAAAGGTTATATTTAGATATAAGGATATATCAATATAAAACCTTAAAACTTAAAACAATTTTATAAAACTTAAACAAAAAAGCAAATGGACATCGGATTAGCATTAAAACGATTTAACTCGTTACAAAACACCTCCAAACAAACAGATTCACTTTGGAAGGCAACCCCTGGGAAACATCAAATCAGATTAGTTCCCTACAAGTTCAACAAAGATATTCCTTTCATTGAACTTTATTTTCATTACAATATTAACAACAAAACTTATTTAAGTCCAATTTCATTTGGCAGACCTGACCCAATAGTTGAATTTGCGGAAAAACTCAAACGTACAGGCGATACCGATGATTGGAAATCGGGTAAGAAGATGGAGCCAAAATTGAGAACATTTGTACCTGTTATAGTGAGAGGTAAGGAAAATGAAGGTGTTAAATTTTGGGGATTTGGTAAAACTGTCTATCAAGACATATTAGGTTACATCGCTGACCCGGATTACGGAGATATCACCGACCCTATGGGTGGAAGAGATATCGTATTGGAAGTCGTTTCTGCGGAAGAATCAAACGCATCGTACCCAACAACTACAATTCGTGTTAAGCCATCGATTACAAAATTAGCAGATACAGCTGATATGATTGAGACGCTTTTGGAAAATCAGAAAGATATTACTGAAATATATTCGGAATTATCTTATGATGAGTTAAAGGGTGTATTAGAAAATTGGCTAAATCCATCATCGGAAGTAACGAAAGATGCGGTAGTTGAGGCACTTGAAGCACCTAAACAATCGCCAAAGGTTAAAGCACCTAGCATCAGCAATACCGAATCCGACACATTACCTTGGGAAAAGGAAGCACCAAATACACAAACCGCACAATCTCCAAAAGATGATGTAGCAGCCGCATTTGATGATTTGTTTAATACTTGATGCCATTTTCTTTTATAGAATAATGTGGGATATTGTAAACGAATATCCAATAAATGTAGAATATTATACACAAATAAAAAAAGAATTATGGCAAAGAGAGAAGAAGATTTAGCGAGTATTCTCGCAGATTCTCTAAATAAACAAAATAAGGATGGTAAAATTGCATATTTCTTAGATGATGATGGGAGCGATGTTCCCACCAATGTTAAAGATTGGTTATCTACGGGTAACGCAATGTTAGATGTGGCAATTTCAAATAGACCTTATGGAGGCTTGCCGGTTGGACGTATTACGGAAATTACTGGGTTAGAGCAAAGTGGAAAATCTTTGCTCTCCGCCCACCTATTAGCAGAAACGCAAAAGAAGGGTGGAGTGGCAGTTTTAATTGATACGGAAACCGCAGTAAGTAGGGAATTTTTAGAAGCAATTGGAGTAGATATATCCAAACTACTTTACGTATCAGTTGATACCGTTGAGGCTATTTTTGAAGCGTGTGAAACGATTATTGAAAAAGTAAGAACCGGTGATAAAGATAGATTGGTTACAATCGTAGTTGATTCAGTAGCAGCCGCATCTTCTAAGAAGGAAATGGAAGCGGATTACGATAAAGATGGATATGCAACCGATAAGGCTATTATCATTTCCAAAGCAATGCGAAAGATTACTAATATGATTGGTAGACAATCGATTGCACTTATATTTACAAATCAATTAAGACAAAAGATGAACGCTATGTTTGGAGACCAATGGACTACAAGCGGCGGTAAAGCATTAGCATTTCATGCATCAGTTCGATTGAGATTGAAAAGTATGGGGCAATTGAAAGTTTCAGATAGAATCGTTGGAATTAAAGTAAGAACTCAGGTTATTAAAAATCGAATGGGACCGCCGCTACGTTCCGCAGATTTTGATATTTTCTTTGATAGAGGTATTGATAACTATGGTGGATGGATTTCAGTTATGAAAGACCAAAAATTACTAAAACAAGGTGGTGCCTGGTATACATATGTTGATATTGAATCAGGAGAGGAAATCAAATTTCAAGCAAAAGACTTCGTATCTATTTTACAAGATGAGGATTTAAAAGACCAAATCTATCGTAGAATATGCGAAGCAACGATTTTACAATATAAAAGTTCAAATTCGGATGAGATAGAAACTACAACAGAAGTGGAAAATGAGTCAGATTAATAAGAAATATTTAGAAATATTAAAAGAGATAGATAAAGAACACCAAGGTCTTGGAGATTTGCATCGCAATTCTAAGACTTTGGTAATAGATGGACTTAACACGTTTATTCGTTCTTGGTCAACTGCACCAAATCTGAATGATAACGGAGACCATATTGGGGGTATAGTCGGTACTTTAAAAAGTATCGGCTATGCAATCCGTTTGATTAATCCTACTAGAGTTGTAGTAGTATTTGATGGTAAAAATGGCTCTCAAAGTAGAAAAGATGTATATTCTGGATATAAATCCGAAAGAAGTAAGAATAAAATCAAAATGAGATTAAATCGTGCCGCTTCCGTTGAGATGAATCCAGAAGAAGAGGATGTATCTATGAAACGTCAGATGAATGCATTGGG